TACTGACCCCATAAAAAGAAATAAGGGTCTTGATGTTTATGAGGATCCAAAAGAGGAGCACAATTATCTAATCACCGTTGACGTTGCCCGTGGAGTTGGCAATGATTATTCGGCATTTATTGTTTTTGACATTACAGATTTTCCATATAGGCAAGTAGTCAAATATAAGAATAATGAAATCAAACCAATGCTTTTCCCAAGCATTATTCATGAAGTGGCAAAAGCATATAATGATGCTTGGTTATTAGTAGAAGTGAATGATATTGGAGATCAAGTGGCAAGCATTCTTCACTTTGACCTTGAATATGACAATGTTTTGATGTGTGCAATGCGAGGTCGTGCTGGTCAAATTGTTGGTTCTGGATTTAGCGGTAAAAAGTCTCAACTTGGTGTCCGTATGACTGCCGCAGTTAAAAAGTTGGGATGTTCCAATTTAAGAACGATTATTGAAGATGATAAATTATTGATTAATGATTATGATATCATTAGTGAATTGACAACCTTCATTCACAAACATAATTCTTTTGAGGCGGAAGAGGGTTGTAATGATGACCTGGCAATGTGCCTTGTAATTTTTTCCTGGCTCGTTGCTCAGGATTATTTTAAAGAGATGACGAACAATGATGTTCGTAAAAGAATCTATGAGGAACAGAAAAACCAAATTGAGCAGGATATGTCGCCATTTGGTTTTATTGTGGATGGATTAGATGAAATGGAGGCATTTGTCGAACCAGAAACTGGTGATAGATGGATGTTCGCAACCGAAGAAAATAGGTTACAAACGGAAGAAATATGGAATTTAGATGAGTATGGTGACCGTTCTCATATGTGGGATTATCGATAGACCCGTGAAGGGGGGGAATTTATAAATACTTTTAGATAATTCTGGATAATACGGAGAATAAAAGATGCCGCTAAATTTAGCATCTCCTGGGATTATAGTTAAGGAAGTTGATTTAACCACTGGAAGAGTCAATCCAGTTTCCGATAAAATTGGCGCCATTGTTGCTCCTTTTGCGAAAGGTCCAACTGGAACTCCCACCATAGTAGAAACTGAAAATGATTTAAGAAACATTTTCGGAGATCCATACCCAACAGATAAGCACTACGAACATTGGTTAGTTGCATCGTCTTATCTTGCATATGGAGGTTCATTAAGAGTAGTTAGATCTGATGATGAAGATCTAAGAAACTCTTTTGTGGGAACTGCAAGTAGTGTTAAGATTAAAAGTCTCGAACATTACAATCAGCTCGGATATTCCGAGAATACAATTACTGGAGTTACCGTTGCTGCTCAAAACCCAGGATCTTGGGCAGACGGTATTCAAGTAGCAATTATTGATGGTCTTGCTGACCAAATTCTAACTCTTCCAACCGCTGGTGCAGCTGTAGTTGGTTATGGAGTTACTCAGACCTTCAACAAGGTCATCTCTGGCGTAGGAACAACCACAACTGGGACTGGATACCTCAAAGGTATCATTACTGGTGTAGGGGCAGCAGCAGGTCTCTCAACTAATCAAATTGCAGTTAAAGTTCTTTCTGTTGTAGATGGTTTTGGTGGAGAAACTGCATATGATTATCAACAAAATGGTAACTATCTGTTCTCGACAGGTTCTAATGCAATTACTCTTGTTAATTCACTGAATGCAACTGTTGCAACATCAACAGTAAGCGCAAGTGCAGACTGGTTTGATTCTCAAAAAATCAATATTACTACCACTGGAGCAACTGGCGTTACAACAATTGCCACAATCAATTGGAATAATATCGCTCAGAAGCCATCCACTTCAGGATATAGTGCCACAAGAGGTGGAAGATTTGATGAAGTTCACGTTGTTGTAATTGACTCTAATGGAGCAATTACTGGAAATGCTGGAACAATTCTTGAAAAGCACCTTGCTCTTTCAAAAGCATCTGATGCTCAATATTCAGTAGGAAGTCCATCAAACTGGAGAATGTATCTTGCTGAGCAATCTAATTATATTTTCGGTGGTTCTCAACCATCTGGAATTACAACTTGTGGATTCTCAACGGCATTTGTAGGAACAAATGATAACGATTGGGATCAGGCAGCAAGTGGAATTGTCTTTGGTAGCGTAGGAAACAGAGTTTTGACCCTTAATGGTGGAAAGAACTATAATGGAACAAACGACCTTACGACCACTGGAGCACTAACCGCAACCATTGGAAATATTTCCACTGGATATGAATTATTTAAAAAGACAGATACCTACAAAGTAGATTTTCTTCTTATGGGATCTGCAAATTATGATATCTACAATGGTAGAGCACTGGCTGAAAAACTAATTGAAGTTGCTGAGGAAAGAAAAGATACTGTTGCATTTATTTCTCCATATAGAGGAGCATTCTTGGCAGATAGTTCTGTAGGAAGTGTAACAGTTAACGATGATAATCAAATCACAGATAATATCATCAGTTTCTATTCACCAATTACTTCCAGCACTTATGCGGTGTTTGACGGAAGTTACAAGTATATGTACGATAGATTCTCCAATACATTTAGATATGTTCCCCTGAATGGAGATATTGCTGGATTGTGCGCTAGAAATGATATTAACAACTTCCCCTGGTATTCACCAGCAGGAACTTCGCGTGGTGCAATCTTAAATGCTGTTAAGCTAGCATATAACCCAACAAAATCACAAAGAGATCGCCTCTACTCTAACAGAATTAATCCAATCACTCTTTCAGCAGGAGCAGGAATCATTCTGTTCGGTGATAAGACTGCTTATGCTAAGGCATCTGCATTTGACCGCATTAACGTTCGTAGACTCTTCATCTACCTCGAAAATGCCATCTCTTCCGCTGCTAAAGATCAGTTGTTTGAATTCAACGATGAAATTACAAGAACAAACTTTGTAAATATTGTTGAACCATTCCTTCGTGATGTTAAAGCAAAGAGAGGTGTTTATGATTATGTCGTTGTTTGTGACGAAACAAACAACACGGGTGCCGTTATTGATGCAAACGAATTCGTTGCTGACATCTATATCAAACCTGCAAGATCGATTAACTTCATCGGTCTGACATTCGTTGCCACCAGAACTGGTGTTGCTTTCGAAGAAGTTATTGGTAAATTCTAATTTAGAGGTCTAAAACAATGGCAACCAGAAGTCAACTTAATCCACCCCCATTAAGAAGAATTAGTGACTTTAAGAGCAAGTTAGCTGGCGGCGGCGCTAGACCTAATCTCTTCGAAGTCGTAATGTCTTTCCCAACTGCATCGCCAGCTGACAGCAATGTCTTGGATAAAATCAGATTTTTAGTTAAATCTGCCGCTCTTCCAGCATCTAATATTGCTCCAATTGAAGTTCCTTTCAGAGGAAGAACTCTTAAAATTGCTGGTGACCGCTCATTTGATACTTGGACAGTTACAGTTATTAACGATACTGATTTTGCTATTCGTTCCGCTTTTGAAAAGTGGATGAATACCATTAACAGACTTTCGGATAATACTGGTGTAACTAATCCACAACTTTATCAGTCAGATGCATATGTTTATCAGTTGGATCGTGATGGCTCGACACTGAGAGCATATCATTTCTATGATATTTTCCCAACAAATCTCAGTGCAATCGATCTTGCATATGAAACTGGTGGAGATATTGAGCAATTTACCGTAGAACTACAAGTTCAATGGTGGGAAGCTATCAAGGGTAATGGTCCTGGCGCAGGCGGTGAAGACATCAACTAAATAGAAGATAAGTTAAAAATTATAAGATGGCAAAACTTTTTGGTTTTTCAATTGAGGATGTAAAGGATTCCACTCAAAGATCCAAATCAGTTTTATCCCCCGTCCCACCTAACAGTGACGACGGGGTTGATAATTATATTGCTAGTGGATTTTATGGTCAATATGTTGACATTGAAGGAGTTTATAGAACAGAATATGATTTAATCAAAAGATATCGTGAAATGGTACTTCACCCAGAGTGTGATCGTGCCGTTGAAGATGTTGTGAATGAAGCGATTGTCAGTGATCTTTATGATTCTCCAGTTGAGATTGAACTCTCAAATTTAAATGCAAGCGAGAAGTTAAAAGAAACAATTAGGTCCGAGTTTAAATACCTCAAAGAAATAATGGACTTTGATAGAAAGTCCCACGAAATTTTTAGGAATTGGTATGTTGATGGTAGATTATATTACTTAAAAGTTATTGATGTTAAAAATCCTCAGGAAGGAATTCAAGAACTGAGATATATCGATCCAATGAAGATGCGATATATTCGTCAAGAAAAAAAATCATCAAATAATAATAACTTATATAATGCTAATTTAAATCCAGAAACTCAAAAGGTTTTTTATCCAGAGATTGAAGAATATTTTGCATATACACCAAATCCAAGTTTTCCAGTATCTACAATTGGTGGCAGTAGCGCACAAAAATCTATTAAAATTGCAAAAGATTCTGTTACTTATGTCACTTCTGGTCTTGTAGATAGAAACAAGGGAACGATTCTTTCATATCTTCATAAGGCAATCAAGGCTCTCAATCAACTGAGAATGATTGAGGATTCTCTTGTTATTTACAGATTGTCACGCGCTCCCGAACGTCGTATTTTTTATATTGATGTTGGTAATCTACCCAAAGTAAAAGCAGAGCAATACCTCAAAGAGGTTATGTCTCGCTATAGAAATAAACTTGTTTATGATGCAAATACTGGTGAAGTTCGTGATGACCGTAAGTTCATGTCAATGTTGGAAGATTTTTGGCTTCCAAGAAGAGAAGGTGGTCGTGGCACAGAAATCACTACTCTTCCAGGAGGACAAAATTTAGGAGAATTAACAGATATTGAATATTTCCAAAAGAAACTTTACAGAGCACTTGGAGTTCCAGAATCCAGAATTGCTGGTAGTGGTAGTGGATTTAATCTTGGAAGATCCTCGGAAATTTTAAGAGATGAATTAAATTTCTCAAAATTTGTTGGGCGCCTAAGAAAGCGTTTTTCAAATATGTTTAATGATATGCTTAGAACTCAATTGATTCTTAAGAATATCATTACTCCTGATGATTGGAAAGTGATGGAGGACCATATTCAATATGACTTCCTTTACGATAATCAATTTGCTGAACTTAAAGAAGCAGAATTGATGACAGAGCGCCTTGGACTTCTTGCAACAATTGAACCTTATATCGGCAAATATTATTCCAATCTTTATGTTCGTAAGAGAATTCTTCGTCAGACTGATTCAGAAATTATTGAAATTGATGAACAAATTCAGGAAGAAATAGATGCCGGAATAATTCCAGATCCAAGTCAAGTTGATCCTATTACTGGAGCCCCATTACCTCCACAAGGTGCTGATGCTGGAATGGGAGACCAATCTCTTGGCAATATTCCAGATGCAGGTGCAACAGATCAATCTGCAGCATCAATTGATGCCCAGATACAAAAAGATGCTAAAAAGGCAGAGATATAAATAAATCATAGACATATATCAAGTTTTTATGGAAGAACTTATCGATTTGATTGCGACTAACGCATCTGCTTCCGATATTAATGACCAAATTAAGAATATTCTTTATACTAAGGCTGCTGAAAGAGTTGAATATGCTCGTCCAGAAGTAGCAGCTTCAATGTTTGGTAGTTCAGAATACGAGGATCAAGAATAATGGCAATGAAAATTGTTCAGGATACACAAATTCCTAGATTAGCACCAAGTGTTGGTGTTGCTGGGACAAGTGTTCCTATTGCACTTAAAAGTGGTTATTTAAGAATTACTATTGGTTCAACAACTGGTAGTTCTGGTGGTTATATTGCTATTGGAACAAGTCCTGTAGCAACTCAAGATAATTATCACATTACATCCTATAGTGTGGATGTTTTGAAAGAGACAATGAAGAGGCAAAAAATTGCAGGTATTCTTACAGGTACTGCTACTACAGTTACTTTTGCTGAAAATGCAGGAAACCCATTTGTTGCGACAGATTATGTAACCATTGAAGGTGCTTCAACATCGGGAATTAATACAACTCACAATTCCATCATATCATTGACAGATTCTTCAGTTACATTGAATTTTAATAGCACTGCAGTTGGCGTAGTAACTGTGGGTTCTGCAACATTAGTTAAAAGTGTAAGAGTATCTTGTCTTACTTATGAACCAGATACTTTCTTTAATATTGCAGAAGTAGTCACACTAGTATCAGAATAAAAAATGAAACTTATCACAGAAGAAGTATCACAAGTCAAGTTCATCACCGAAGGTAAAGGTGCCGAAAAGAAAATGTATATTGAAGGAGTTTTTCTTCAAGGTGATATCTGCAATCGTAATGGCAGAATGTATCCAATGCAAACTCTTGCAAAAGAAGTAGCAAGATATAATGAGGCATTTGTTTCCAAAGGTCGTGCTTTAGGAGAACTCGGTCATCCTGATGGTCCTACCGTCAATCTTGATCGCGTTTCTCATAAAATTGTTTCCCTTGAGCAAAAAGGAAGTAATTTTATTGGTAAGGCACAACTTCTAGAAACACCAATGGGTAAGATTGCAAAATCACTCATTAGTGAAGGAGTTATGCTTGGAGTTTCTTCTCGTGGTGTTGGATCACTTCAAATGACCAATGAAGGTCATAAAGTAGTTGGTCCAGATTTTATGCTTGCAACTGCAGCAGATATTGTTGCCGATCCATCTGCTCCTGATGCTTTTGTATCCGGAATTATGGAAGGTAAAGAGTGGGTTTGGGAGGGAGGAATTCTTCGTGAGCAACTCGCAACCAAAACTCAAAAAAGAATCAACACTTTGGTTGATCAGAAGAGATTAGATGAACATAAAGTTCAACTATTCCAAGATTTCTTAGCAAATCTTTAATTTATAAATAAATATAGATTATAACACAATCAAACAAATGTCCGTTGGTAGCAATTTACAAGAAATGGAAAACGTAGTAACCAAAGGCGCTGCACAATCTGAACCAATGCATAAGTTGTCCACAGGTATTGCTCCTGGACAAACTGGCTCTTGGGAAGATCTTGGCGGTCCTACTCCAGATACCTATCGTCCCGATGACGATTCGGCAAAACTCAAAGATCCTGCATCTACTCTTGCACAGGTAAAGAATGTAGTTAATGCTAAGGCTGCTAAAGCTGATGCAATGAAAAAGATGGCAGAAGAGACTGAAGATGATGAAGAAGATCTCATCTCCGAAGAGGAAGAAGTAGTTGCCGAAGCTGCTGCCGAAAAGGAAGGTGGCAAAAAGGATAAAAAAGAAGATAAGAAGGAGTATGGTACAGAGAATCCTTCTGCATCTCAAGAAGATGACAAAAAGAAAAAAGAAAATGAAGATGACTGTGGAATGAAGGAAGAGTATGACATCGAAGAAGATGTCAATGCTCTCCTTGCTGGTGAAGAGCTTTCTGAGGAATTCCAAGAGAAAGCAAGAACCATCTTTGAAGCAGCAATCAAAACTAAGGTTGCTGAAATTAAAGAAGATCTACAAGCAGCATATGAACTTGCACTTGTAGAAGAAGTTCAAGAAATTAAAGCAGAACTCGTAGAAAGAGTTGATGCTTATCTTGAGTATGCTGCTGATGAGTGGGTTGCTGAAAATGCACTCGCAATTGAGCACGGTCTTAAGACTGAAATGACTGAATCATTCCTCGAAGGAATGAGAGGTCTTTTTGAAGATCATTATGTTTCAATCCCTGAAGATAGATATGATGTAATCGAGAGTATGGTAGATAAACTTGATGAAATGGAGACAAAACTCAACGAGCAAATCGAAAGAAATGTTGCTCTTAATAGAAGATTAGCAGAGTCAGTTACCGATGTAATTTTTGCTGAAGTCGCTGAGGGTCTTGCACTTTCTCAGAAGGACAAACTCGCTTCTCTTGCCGAAAATGTTGAGTTTGATGGTGAAGATAACTATCGTGAGAAACTGGTAACTCTGAGGGAATCATACTTCCCAACCAGAACAACTGGTACTCAAAGAACCGTTTCTGAAAATCTTTCTGAAGAAGTTGATTACAGCAACAACGTAGTTGTTGAGGGTGTAATGGGCAGATATCTTCAGACGCTTCAGAGAGTTTCTAAAAAGTGATTTTTAAATTATAAAAATCAAACTAACAAACAACAATTTTTAAACAGAGGTAAAACAAATGCAAATGTTCAATGCGGAACATCTGCAGGAGAAGTGGGCACCAATCCTTGACTATCAGGGACTCGATACGATCAAAGATTCGCATCGTAGAATGGTTACCGCAGTTCTCCTGGAGAACCAAGAAAGAGCACTCCGTGAAGAGCGCGAGTTCCTTTCAGAAGCACCAATCACAAACTCAACTACCAGCAACACTGGTACTGCTGGTTTCAGTGCATCAGCATCTTCACCTGCAGCTGGTTTCGACCCAGTTCTGATTTCGCTGATCCGTCGTTCTATGCCTAACTTGGTCGCTTATGACCTAGCTGGCGTTCAACCAATGAACGGTCCTACTGGACTCATCTTCGCAATGCGCTCACGCTACAAGTCACAGACTGGTACTGAAGCTCTGTTCAACGAAGTTGATTCAGCATTCTCTGGTCAAGGTGCAAACTTCACCCAAACCAGCGGTGCAGTTAACTCTGCTGTTGGTCTTGGTACTACTGGTCAGCAAGGAAGCAATCCTGCTCTCCTGAATCCACAAGGTTCACAAGCATACAACACCTACAACGTAGGCGAAGGTATGAGAACCGACGAGGCTGAATTCCTCGGTGGTGACACTGGCGCATTCAACGAAATGGCATTCTCAATCGAGAAAGTCACCGTTACTGCTAAGTCACGTGCTCTGAAAGCTGAGTATTCACTCGAACTCGCACAAGACCTCAAGGCAATCCACGGTCTGAATGCTGAAGCGGAATTGGCAAACATTCTCTCAACCGAGATTCTTGCTGAAATCAACCGCGAAGTTATCAGAACCATCTATAAGGTTGCTGAGTCTGGTGCTCAAACCAACGTTGCTACCGCTGGTACTTTTGACCTTGACGTTGATTCCAACGGTCGTTGGTCAGTTGAAAAGTTCAAAGGTCTTATCTTCCAAATCGAGCGCGATGCTAACGCAATCGCACAAAGAACTCGTAGAGGGAAGGGTAACATGATCCTCTGCTCCGCAGACGTTGCTTCGGCACTCACCATGGCAGGTGTTCTTGATTACACCCCAGCTCTTAACGCTAACTTGAATGTTGATGACACTGGTAACACCTTTGCTGGTGTTCTCCAAGGTAAGTATCGTGTTTATATCGATCCATATGCAGCGAACGTTTCTTCGTCGCAGTATTATGTTGTCGGTTATAAGGGTTCTTCGCCTTATGATGCTGGTCTCTTCTACTGCCCATACGTT